GTTTAGGATTTTTTGAATCAATAATTTTGTGATAAAATAATCTTCCGTCAACATACCATCTTCTAAAAATGTCATGTCCTTTAGTGTTAAACATCATAAGTCGTAACACTTCTTTAAACTCATCTTCAATTTTTCTTCTTACATCTTTGCCGTAAGGTAAATTGTTAACATTCACTCTTACTGCTTCTTTGTTCTCATTTGCCACAATAGCTTCGTTGACAATATCTTCGATTGCCAAGTCGCACTCGGGGTGTAATGAGATTTCTCTATATCTTCGTATAAGGTCAGCTTCAGTTTTGGAGTTTCCCTCCATGTCGAGGTATTGTCCAAAATAGCCGCCAGCGGCGATGGTTTGTGTACCATCATCCGCTGGAGCTGTAGTAAAGCTTTGCTTTGGATCCGACTGTTTTTTAAGCCTTGATATAGAAAATCCAAATAATTCAGCCATAATATTTTTTCCTTTATTCTTTGTTAGTAATATTTATACTAGTTTTTAAGTAGTAGTATTACTCTCAAAGTATTGATAATTGAAGGTTGCTGTAAATTCTTCAACAGCAGCCGCCTCATCATAGTTCAAATCAATTGCACTTATAGCAGTTGGGAACAATCCTCTTAATGTATAAGATTTGATTGTGTTTCCGTTTCTGTCTAAGTGGTCAACAAAACAGTCAACTTGATAGTCAACAGGATTAGTTAAACCCTCATTGTCAGTCATGTTGTTGATACCATTCTGCCATCTTTCAAAAGCGTTTCTTAACTTAAAGTTCGTATCGTTAAGAACCGTGATAGACCATTCATCAAAAGTTCTGTCTCCAGCAATTTTGATTTGTCTTCCTCTGAAAGGAACATTGACTACGCCAACATTCATAGCAGGTATTGTTGTGCTTCTACATAAAAAAGCTAAGTCTTCTATTTCGCCACCAACTTGAGCGTAACCTGGAAAAGGCATTGTTACCTTAAACTGATTACTTCTAGCGCCACCGCCAGCAAGTTTAGCTTTGAAGTCATTAATGTTTGCCATTTTTTATTTCTCCTCTACTAACCTGCTACTTCGTCAAACGAAACGCCGGTTCTTGTTGCTACGAAAGACAATGTAATGAAGTTAATGCTTCTTGCTGGTTTAATGAAAATCTCAGCAATAAATTCATTTCTATCAATTACTTGTCCTGTGTTGTTAGTTTCATCACATACTACTAAAAAGTCTGTGATACCTCGTCTACCTTGTACTTCTCTTAGGAAAGGTTCTACAATGTTTCTAAAGTTAGCTCTTGTAAACTCATCATTGAATTCAAAGAGTTGGAATTTAGAAGCAGTAGAGATTGCCTTCTCTAAAGTTATGAACAGTCGTCGAACATTGATTCTATCAAATGCTGACGGTGCCGATAATCCAGTTTTGTCACCGAATAATACAGTACCTTGTCCTGGGAATGTTGTCACAGGATTTACTCTAGCTCTGTATAATTCATCTCTTTGTGCTTTAGTTGGATTGAAAGCAAGTTTAACTGCTCCTCTGATAATACCTCTGTTTAGTCCTGCTGGTGAGAACCAAGCGTCTGCGACTAAATCGGTTCTCGCTGATAAACCAGCAAGGTCACCGTTTAAAGGTACATATCTGTACATGTCATTATATCTGTCGTACATATATTTGTAACCACTATCGAAAACAACATAAGATGATGAACGAATTGCATTAAAGAATGCTATCACATTATTCTTTTGATTGTTTGCGTCTGCTACACCAGCGACATCACTTCTTTCAGGAGAACAAAATACAACAGCGTCTTTTCTGTTTTCCGCAATCGTGATTAAGTTGTCAATGTGTGTTGCGTCACCGTTACCGGCCATGATTAGACCAACATCAACAGTTTCAGCGTCTGCAAATTTTTGATAAGCAGATAGTTTCTGAGCTGTTGTTGCAGCTGTTCCGTCAGAACCACTTTGTAATGATACATTACTTACAGTTGTTACATCTGTAAATGTAGTTCCAGAAGCCGCACTACCCCAGTTTGAACCTGAAGAGTTGTGGTCCATCCAATAAATGTAACTAGATTTATTATAGATTACATCTGGATAGTAGTTGATATCTCCTTGTGGAGTTTTAGCGTCTGAAGCTTTTGAAACTGCTCCGTACACTTCTAAGACTTCACCTTTAATTCCAGAGATTGCACCATCTTCGTCAATGACTGCAATATGCAATTCATCATTAACTCCACCTAGTGATGTTGCAAAAGGTGATGTACCTGGTGCTTTATCAAATAGGTCGTAATGTCTCCATCTTCGTCTTACAGCTGCACCGTTTGTGATGATTGCATGTAAACCTGAAGAGTCTGAAACTCCGAAATATTGAGGTTCGTCTTTTCTTACTATGTTTAGGTCGTTAGTTGATATACTAACTACTCTATACTCGTACTCGTCACCAAAATTTACGATATCGCCAACACTTATGCCGGTTGCTGAAGTAACAGTAACTACTGTGTCGCCTACAGTTGTAGAAGCGTCATTTACAGTTGTCTTATTAGTTTCTTCATAAACAGTAGCACTTGGACATGTTGAAATAGATAAACTATTTCCAAACACGCCTGCTGTTCTAGCTGCCCACAATCCAACAGAGGCTGAGCCGTCTGCGTAATTATCTTGGTAATCAGTAGTATTTTTTATTACAAATGCACTACCACTTTCGGTAGCATTTGATACAGATGAATTCTGTAC